GGGGTCTGGATGTTTTTCTACTGGCAACAAGCCGGTGGGCAGGAGCGTTGGCATAAGGCATTGGCGGAAGCCAGGCCCCAGATCATTGCTGAGCAGCAGCCACGCCTGACCACGGTCCTAGACGTATCTCGAAGTGTTGACGACTGCCCCCCGGAAGAGATCGACAAGATCAAGTACAGGGGGCCGTTTTACGTAGACTTCGACGCCGCCGACCTGTCGCTTGCCTCAACGCAGTTTCAGAAGCTGCTTGGCAAGCTCGAGGACAACGGCGTCAACCTGCGAAGCCTCTACCTCTACGCCACCGGAGGTAGGGGCTTTCATATCGAGGTTCCGCTCGAGGCCTTCTTCGGCAAGTCCCCAAAGGACGGAATTCTCCATCTCCCCCTGATCTACAAGGAGATGGCGTACCGCCTTGTGGTCGACACGATGGACCTTCGCATCTACAGCGCCAAACGTGGCCGGATGTGGAGGACGCCGAACGTGCAGAGGGAGAACGGCAACTACAAGGTGCCGATCTCCCTGGAGGAGGCTCAGAGCATGACGCCTGAGCTGTACGCCAAGCTCTGTACGGGGCCTCGCACCTACGTCAATGCAGACGTCTACTATGACGTCGTGGAGCGCGGGGGCGGGGACGACATCTCAATCGTCCCGTTCCCAGAACCCGCCTCTTTCTCTCACGGTCTGGGCATTCTGTTTTTGGAGGCACAGCAGAAGGTTGCTGATGCCACCAAGAAGAAGCGTGGCGCCAAGAAAGACCGGGCAGTTATCGAGCAGTTCAAGGGGCAGTGGCCTCCCACGGTTCAGGCCCTGCTGAAAGGGGAGAAACTCTCCCCGGATGCCGGGTGGAACCAGATCGCCATGCAAATTGCGATCGTCGCTAACGCCCTTGGCAAGGACCATGAAAAGGTTGTCGAGGAAGCGCAGACGCTGATCCAATCCCATCACGGGGACTCTGCCCGCTATGGCACCCCCGCCAAGCGTGAGGCGGAACTGCGCACACAGCTTGCCTACACACAGGACAACCCCTGCTATGTCTACGCAGCCGGTGCCATCAAGGCCCTGCTGGTCGAGGGCGAGTATGCGGCTGACCTGGCAGGCATTACGGACAAGGCTGATGTTCAGGACTATGAGGAATCCAAGGCATTAGCTGAGGAGACCGAAGGTCGGGACCACACCGGAGGTCTGCTGGTAGGAACTGCTGGCATCCGGCTGAAAGATGCGGAGGGTATTCAAACCCTCTCCGTCGTCGGGTTCGATAACGTCGTTCAGCTCACGAAGATCGATGACTTTCTGCCCGTTGGGTTCGAGGCTGACCTCTACTACCGCGGCACCCGGCGCCTGCGGACGGTAGTGACACTGGACAGCTTCAGCTCCCGCGGGAAGCTGAATCAGTTCTTTTCTTCGACGACGGCAGGGACGTTTACTGGCAGTGACATCCAGGCTGCCTATGTTCAGGAGTCGTTGGTACTTAAGGCGAAACGCAGGGAGGATCGTATGGGCGAGGAGTACATGGTTCGCCGAGAGGGTCTGGACATCATCAAGTTTCCGGCAACCGTGGATGTTCCTGAAGTCGCTCGGACGCCCTTTCCGGTACTAGGTACGACTGTTGGGTGTGCCATGCCTAAGCGCGTCGAAGATGCAGGGATGCGGTTCAGGTTCTACGGGAACCCAAACCCGCTCGGCTTCTTCCAGACGGACGTAATGCTGGCCCCGCAGCTCGAGAATTCGGAGCGGGTGCAGGAGGTGCTGCTTGCCTTGATGGGGATGAACAAGGAGAAGACGATCGCTCCTGTTCTGGGTTGGTTCTGCGCTGCGCACGCCCGAATGTTCTACCACGCCTACAAGAAGCAATTCCCCCTGCTAGCGGTATCCGGCCAGTCAGGCTCTGGCAAGACGACGACCACCAAGGCGTTGATGCACCTGCACTTCTACAAGCAGGAGCCGAAAACGCTGCAGGCTGGAGGCTCCTCGATCTACGGCTTGACGAGTGCGATCCAGGGGTCGGCTTCCGTCCCCTGCTTCATCGATGAGTACAAGCCGCGGGAACTGCCGCCTGGCAGGACCGGGCTGCTGCTGTCGATCTTTCGTGCCTGCTATGACAACGGCACCTTTACCAAGGGCGGCGGGACGCAGGGCGTTATGGCGAATGGCAGGGAGATCACAGAGCAGAGCTACTCTGCCCCCGTGCTCTTCCTCGGAGAAGCCCCAGAGATGCAGACCGCTATCGTGGAACGCTCTATTCAGGCGACCTTCGACAAGCAGTCCCTGTACGGGCGAGAAGAGAATCTGAAGCTAGTGCAGGGGAACCTCGACGTTCTTGCTTCGGTGGGGCGTCGACTCGCTGAGCTTCTGCTCTGGGTCGACTTCGATCGCTTCTGCGAGACCTTTGACCGGGACTACGCAGAGGTGGAATCGGTGATGAAGTCAAAGGGCAACTATCGAATCGTCTACAACTATGCGGTTGGGTTGCACGGACTGACCCTGCTTGGAGAGGTCCTACGACTTGAAGGGATCGATACGCTCGGGCGCCTTGACGATCTCCGCAAGGCCTTGCTCTCGTTCGGCGCTACGGCTGGGGAGGGATCGATGGTGGTTGCGAAGTCGGAAGCTGCGAAGGTTCTGACCGAGTTCGCCATGATGTCCCTGATTGGCGGGGAGGGCGACTCCTTCACGCTCTACGAGAACCAGGACTACGCCTACTCCGAGGTTGGCGGGATCGATGTTCTCGAGGTGTGCCTGCCGTTCGCTTTCACCAAGTACGAGGACTTCTGCCGACGTCGAGGCAGAAGCCCGCTGTACGACAACGAGGATGCCTTCGAGCTTGCCATGCGCAACTTCGTGGCGTTCTTCGACGCTGTCCCGTCGAAGCTGACATCGCAACCCAATGTGATGCTCTTCAGGATGGATCGCTTGCAAGAGGAACGTGTCACGCAGTTCAAGAAGAAGCGTTGACATCTTGCAAGCACCTGTGTAGGATGCGTTCTCCGGTCACGCAAACCAAGACCGGCTCTCTGACCTAGATCAATAATCAAACCGGAGTTGAAAAATGGTACTCAAAGCTCGCAATACCGCTGCCGCCGCCCCCGCCCCCGCCTTCGAGGAAGGTGAAGATGACGTTGCAGTCGCTCAGCAGGAAGCGCCTGCTGTTCAGGCCCCCGCTGACACGGCACCCGCCTCCGCTGCTGTCCCGGCTGTGAAGCCCGCCGCTGCCGGTGCTGTGGCTGTCAAGCCGAAGCCGGTCAACATGGCCGACTTCGACGTCCTCGGCCTGCTGAAGGATCGCCTGCCGCCCGTAGACTTCGGCGAAGGCGTCCGTCTGGTCGGCTCGAACGGTCAGCTCATGGACGGCGACAAGAAGCTGCTGGGTGAGTCGATCACCCTCACGATGCTGTCGTGGAACGAGCGCTGGGTTGTCAGCCCCGGCGAGAATGGCGCTGAGGCCAAGGAGCACGCCCGCTACTCGATGGACGGAGTCACCACCACGAAGGGTGAGGACGTCAACGAGTACCTCCGCGAACTGAAGGAGCTGGGCTACAACAAGGCGTCGGTCAAGGTCTACGTCGACCTGTTCGGCATCCTTGAGGAATCGGGCAAGCCGTCCGACCACGAGGGTTCCTCGATCGTCGTGAGCCTTTCGCCCGATAGCGTGAAGGCGCTCTCCGGGTTCCGTCGTGACCTTGTGGTCAAGGGCATGATGGGCCGCATCGAGCCGATCGACGTCAGCACTGGCGTTCGTCTGAAGGTGTCGACTGAGGTGAAGTCCGGTAACGGAAACACCTGGACCCGGCTGATCTGCGATCTGGCGTAAGCGATGGATAGGACGGGGACAGAGATGTCCCCGTCCTTCTTTGCGCCCTTAGCTCAGCGGAGAGAGCAACGGCTTTCTAATCCGTAGGTCGCTGGTTCGATTCCAGCAGGGCGTGCCAAACAATAAGAACTACACATGAGCAAGCGCCGCTACCTTCTTGGGGACGTCGAGACGACCGGATTTTCCGGCACACCTGGCGTCGTAGAGATCGCCTGGTTCGAGGTCGACGAAGACCTGAACATCATCGACAAGCAATACAGCCTGATCGACCCCCAGCGCCCAATTGATCCGGGTGCTTCTGGCGTTCATCACATCACGAATGCGATGGTTGCTGAAGCTCCTACGATCTCGGAGTTTTTCGAGTACATCTACGGTGGCAAGATCGAGGGCGACATCGTTCTGGTGGCGCACAACTCCAAGTACGATCGAGAGTTCTTCGGCCCGTGGTGCAACAAGCTGAACCACGAAATCTGCACCTTGAAACTTGCCCGTCGCTACCTGCCCGAGCAAGACAACCACAAGCTGCAGACCCTGCGCTACAGCCTCGGGCTGGACGCAGGTACGGCCCACTCCGCGGAAGGCGACGTCACCGCGCTGTACAACCTTCTGCGTCACCTGCTGGACCTCTCGGGCGAGACTCTTGAGAGCCTGATCACCCGCTCGTCCGAGCCTCTGTTCGTCCACAAGATGCCCTTCGGCAAACACAAAGGTTTGCCGATTCAGGAAGTCCCGAAGGACTACCTGCAGTGGCTCTCCCGCCAGGACAACGTCGACCCTGACCTCCGATACACCCTTGACAAGGTGCTGACCAAATGAACGCTGCTACCTACTACAACAACGCACTTCGCACAGCGAACCTCTTCAACTCCGACCTCGATCGGATGCACGCCTTCCTCGGCATGATGAGTGAAGTCGGGGAGCTTGCCGACATCCTCAAGCGCAAGATCGCCTACGGCAAGCCCATCGACGCAGTTCACTTCCTCGAGGAAGCCGGGGACGCCCTCTGGTATGTCCCTCTGCTGCTTAAGTCCTGCGACGGTGACGAGGTCCTGTTCTCCGCAATCGTGGAGGAGTGTCTGAAGCACGCACCGGACGTCGTTAATGCAGCAAATGACGAGCGTAGGGAGGTGGAGGAAAGCGATTTCGTGCTGGTCACCGGGGCTGTGGTTTCTCTCTCTGACATCCTCTCCCAAAAGGAAAATATTGTTGACGGACTTGGGATGTTCATCCTCTCCCTGAGCGCGATGCTGGTTAGTCAGGGTCTGACTCTGGAAGACGCGATGGAGAAGAACATCGCCAAGCTGCAGGCGCGCTACCCGGATAAGTTCACTGTTGAGGCTGCCCTGCACCGGGACCTCGAGCGTGAGCGCTCCGCACTGGAGGGGAGCAATGAAGCAGCCTGACAAGCAGGATCAACTGCTGTTGGAGACCGCTGGAGCCCATCTGACGAAGATGGGCTTTTCCTATAGCGGTGCCTATCTGTCCATGTTGCAGCCTGACCTTCCCCTACCTGCCATTGGGTATTCTGGAATGCTTGGGGGTATTGATGTCGGCGCGCTTGCCGCAAGGGTCGGAAGACTCTCTCCGGAAAAGCAGGCAAAAGCGCTCGACATTTACACCGGGTGGGTCGGCAACATCCTTGAGGCAGAACGGGGAACGCGCCACAGGAGCAAGCGCCTAGAAATCTACTGGAGGCACAACGAAACCTGGACGGTGCGTAGGTTGAACACCTTGTTCGCCCCCGTAGGCTTTGGGTACTACGGAGTCTCCGCTGGGGAGGTCGCTCTTGGGTATCACGTGGCTGAGATCGTCTACTACCTGTCTCGAGCGGTGGAGGGGGTTGAGCTTCGACTGTCCGAGACCTCCTGCGTGGCAGAGGTTATGGGCGAGCTGGTCGGCGTGGTTGACGATCAGATTCTGATGCCCGGAGGCGGGACGATTCAAAGCGCTTACCCGTTTGAGAAGTACAAATTTTTCGGGGAGTTCCGGCACGCTCTTAGCCCGCTCCCCGATCGCCCCCCGCTGTGGTCTGCAATCTCTGCATTCCTCCGCCACCACAAAGACGCGGACCCAGCGTTGATCCAGGCACTTGCCCACTGCCGCCACTACTATGCAGGGCGAGCGGACTGGGACGGGGGCCGTGTTGGGTTCACCCTTGGGCGCCCTAAGCTCCTCAAGATGGGGGAGACGAGGCCCAAGGACGGCAGGAACCAGAGGGCGGTGTCTGCAGTGGAACGCCTGACCATCGTGGAGAACGCGGTGGAGTTGTCGAACAACCTGTTCACTCCTAGCCACGTGTTTAAGGACATGCTGGTCCCAGCGGTGCTTACTACGCATGAGTTCAGGGAGAGGTTTGGCGGCTCAAGCGGCCCCACCCAGGGCAAGAGACTGCACACGAAGCGGGTACATCGCTTGCAGGTAGAGTTGGTTCACCTCAAACAAGAACTAGAACAGGAGGTACGCAATGGAAGTGAAGGTTATTGCTGACAGCGTCTCCCAAAGCGGGGTACGCCTGACGACGCTGCAGCTCAAGTATTGGCGAGCGATCCATGCTGAAGTGATGACTCATCGTTGCATGAGCAGGAACGCCTCGAGCAGCCGTGCGATCCCGATCGATAAGATGATCGAGCAGGTGCGTACCAATCCGGCAGGCCCCGCCTACTGGGGGACCAACAAGCCGGGGATGCAGGCCGGGGACGAAATCGTTGGCATCGACGAGGCTAGGGAGCGGTGGCTGGCTGCTGCCAGTTCCGCTGCGTGGCAGGCGGAGCGTCTTCAGGACCTTGGCCTTCACAAACAGGTCGTCAACCGGGTACTCGAGCCGTTCCAGTTCATCCACGTGGTCATCTCTGCGACCGATTGGGAGAACTTCTTCAATCTCAGAATCCACCCGGACGCTCAGCCTGAAATCCGGCTTCTGGCGGAAGCAATACGGGACGCAAGGGACGCTTCCACCCCCCGATTCAAGGGGCTGGACAGGGGGGATGCGATTAACTGGCACCTTCCCTACCTCCTTGATTCCGAGATGCTGGACCTTCGCAATGATCCTATCAAGCTGGCGCGGATCAGCGCGGCGCGGTGCGCGAGGGTGAGCTACCTCAAGCATGACGGACAGTCTCCGAGCATTGAGGATGACCTCGCCCTGTACGAGCGACTGGCCGGATCGGCGCCGATCCACGCCTCACCACTTGAACACCAGGCGTACCCCCTGACCAAGCGCGAGTGGAAGGGCGCCAATTTCCGAGGTTGGGGACAGTTCAGGGCAATGGTTGAAATCGAACTCCAAAACGAGTTCGACGTCTGACTATGCAGACTCGCCTGCACTCGATAGCGGAACAGGTGCTCAATGTAGGCACTGGCTTCGTCATCAGCCTCTTGCTCTGGGAGTTCCTCATCAAGCCTGTGTGGAACATTCAGGCTGATCTGGTGGACAACCTGCAGATCACCTCGCTCTTTACCGTGGTCTCCATCGCTCGGGGGTACATCTTCCGGCGTCTGGCGAACCGCATCACCGTTCGACAACAAAAACAAAAAGAGAACGACCATGCCGCTACTTATCGGACTGACTGGAAGGGCTAGGGTAGGCAAGGACACCGCCGCCTCCTTCCTCGCCAACGACTACCTGCTCAAGCGCTACGCCTTCGCGCAGCCCATCAAAGACGCCGCTGAGGCGATGGGGTTCGCGCGCAGCGTGTACGACAACGATGACATGAAGGAACGTGTCATTCAGGGTCTGGGCGTTTCATACCGCAGGATTCTGCAGACCCTTGGAACGGAGTGGGGCCGCTCCCTGAACCCTGACTTCTGGTTGCTCCTTGCCAAGCTCCAGTGGGAGCAAGTCAAGAGGCAGGGTGTAGGCATGGTGATCAGCGACGTTCGGTTTGCCAATGAGGCGAACTGGATTCGATCAGAAGGCGGTCTGCTCATCCACATTGACGGCCCCGTCCGCGCTGATGTCTCAGAAGCAACGATGAGGCACGCCTCGGAAAACGGGGTGGAACGCGACCTCGGCGATGTCGTGGTATCGAACATCGCCAGCCTGGACTTCCTGCAGCTTCAACTGCGCTCTGCTGTTGAGAGGTTCCGGACATGAAAGGGGACATCGCTGACCAGGCGCAAGACCAGATCGAGGCGTTCAACGAGCAGAGCGTGGAGCGCGCTCGGCGCAAGGCGCAGCAACCCGAGGCAGACCCCGACTTCAATAATGAGAACTGCCTCGACTGTGGCATCGACATTCCGAAGGCGCGCCTTGCATTGGGCCGCATCCGGTGCGTCGAGTGCCAGACCCTCTTGGAACGCGCGGAAAAAATGAAAAGAGGCGGGCGGTGAAGCACGGGCACGCTAGCAGCGGTGAGCTATCCCCCACGTACCACTCCTGGGCAGGAATGCTGTCTAGATGTAGGAGTCCAAGTCACAAAGACTATAGGAGCTACGGAGGGCGAGGAATAGAAGTCTGCCCTGAGTGGCGCGAGTTCAAGAGGTTCCTTGCCGACATGGGTGAAAGGCCGAAGGGGAAGACCCTTGAACGAAGAGACGTAAACGGCCCGTATTCCAAAGAGAACTGCCAGTGGGCAACGGCACAAGAACAAGGGTGGAACAGGAGGGGTAATAGGCTGGTAACCGTGAACGGGGAGTCAAAGCCCTTGTCACGTTGGATCAAGGAGATGGGACTTAATAGCCGCACGGTGTGCGCACGAATCTACAACCTTGGTTGGTCTGCGGAAGCCGCTTTATCTGTCTCTGTGAAGGAGGCGAGACTGGGCGCGCATAAGCGGCACCCGAGAACAAGGTTCATTGAGTTTGGCGGGCGGAGCCAATCTATTGCCGAGTGGTCTAGAGAACTTGGAATCAGCCCCTCCACTCTCTACACGAGGTTGAACAAAGGGCTGTCAGTTGAAGATGCCCTGAAGAAAAACAAGAACGAACTACTTGAGAATAGGAGGCGCTGATGGCCCGCATCTATTTCGATATGGCGAACGTCTTGAAGCGTTCGCTCTTCGTGGGGAAAGACACCGAGAACGGCGTCGAGGTCCCCGACCCAGAGAAGCCCGACAAGATGGTTTGGGTCAACGGCTGGCAGTACGGATTCGAGAACGTGCTGACGCTGATGTATTCGGCCATGCAGAAGTACGGCTTCACGCCGAAAGACCTCGTCATGGTCTTCGAGGGACGCCAGCCGACCGCGGTGCGGACCAAGAAGGTCAAGGACTACAGCAAGGGACGTAGCAAGCGACCTGACAAGGTGTACATCGAGCTGGGGCGCCTGCGTACCGAGGTGGAGAAGTTCTTCCTCGAGCTGGGCGCAGCCTCCGTGACGCAGGACCAGGTCGAGGGCGACGACGTTCTCGCCTACCTGGCGAAGCACACCGAGGTCCCCTGCATGGTCTACAGCCATGACGGCGACCTGATGCGTCTCTCTGGGGAGAATGACAAGGGCGTGAAGATCACGGTCGGCAACAATGACGTCATCGACACGAACCCCTACGGCCCGTTTCCCTTCAACCTGATCACGGTCTACAAGGCGCTGGTCGGGGACGTAGGCGACGGCATCAAGGGTGCCAAAGGTTTTGGCGATGCCGCTTTCCTTAAAGTCATGGCCGTGTTCGGCGAAGAGGGTCTGCTGGAGATCGAGAATTTGATCCAGCGGCAGGAACTCTACCGGCTGCAGGAGAACGTCGCCGAGTGCTCGGTTCTGAAGAAGATCGTGGAAGACGACAAGGGTGTGTACGACAGCTACAAGCTGGCGAGCCTGTACCCGGAAGCGGTCGACACGATGCAGCAACCGCTGCAGTGGAAGTACGGCATGGTGCGCGATCGCCGCCCCGACGACGACACCCGGTACGCCAGGTGGTACGGGACGCGCACCCTTGTCCACGCCAGCAACTTCAAGGCGGAGGTTGAGCGAGCTGCCAGCACGCGAACCCCCTTCGTTGCCCTGGACCTTGAGACCAGCACTCCGGAGGAATCCGACGAGTGGGTTGAAGACAACAAGAAGCGCGAGGGCGAGATTCGCATCGATGTCATCGGCTCCGAGATCGTCGGCATGGGTCTGACGCTGGGCGATAACCTTCAGCACACTTGGTACTTCACCTACCAGCACGCCGACGAAGAGGACCTCGAGCAACTGACCGAAGACCAGATCGCCGAGGCGATCGAGCGCATTTGCTTCAAGCGGCGCGTCGTCTGCCACAACGCACAGGGCCTCGAGCTTCCCGTCATCGCCGGTCATTTCCAGGAACGCTGGAAGGACAACGGCTGGGGAGGGCTACTTCCCGATGTCCTCTGCTCCAAAATCCTCGCCTCCTACGTGGACGAGAACAAGTCGAGCGGCCTGAAGCCCAGCGCCAAGGCGTACCTCGACTACGACCAGCAGACCTACGAGGAAGCGACGACCTATGAGGGGCCGGTCGGCAGCCTGCCAGAGGGCGGCAAGCAGGTTCGGCTGATCGAGGAAAAGGACGACGACGGCAACGTCGTGTCTGTGGTCGAGCGTCGGCAGTACAAGATGCACGAGCTGACTGCTTCGCACGTGTTCCATTACGGCACGGACGATACGATCGTCACTGCGGCGCTGTTCAATCACTGGCAGTTCCGCACTCAGCTCGAGGGCACCTGGAAGGTCTACCTCGAGGTCGAGCAGCTCCCGATGTACCTCACCGCGGACGCCTATCGCAAAGGCGTGCCGATCTCCCTTGAATACATGCGGCAGATCGAGGATGAGGACGACCAGGCGTTCGATGCTGCGTGGGCAACTCTGCGCCAATACCTTGTTGAGAACGGGTGGGAGGGCACGGCCTGCCCGACGTTCGATGGGGAGCTGACGCCCGCCGCAGTGAAGGAAGCCTTCCTGATCGTGACGGGCCGGGAGCTGCAGACGCAGGTTCGCAAGATCGAGAAGCTGTGCATCCTGATCCGAGAGGAGGGGGAGGACCAGCTTGCCGACCTGATCGAGGCCCGCCACAAAGGCGAAGCTGCGGACAATCTGAACCGCCTCATCAAGCTGCACTTCAAGGGTGAGCCTGAGTTCAACGCAGACAGCCCGAAGCAGATGCAGAAGCTGCTGTACGAGGTCATGGGTCTGCCGATCCGCATCCGGAACAAGCCGACCGCCAACATGCGGGCAGCGGGCATCCGGGAGGGGACGCCGAAGACGGACGACCTTGCCATCGAGTCGGCCCTGCACTACGACAAGGATGCCTGCGACGTCGAGGTGCTGAAGGCGATTCAGACCATGAAGACGGTGCAGACGCGGCGCAAGTTGTTCTACGGCCCGTACAAGCACGTGCCGCACTGGAGGACCGGGCTGGTTCATGCCTCGTTCAACCAATGCGCGACGGTGACTCGTCGCTACTCGTGCAGCGGCCCGAACCTGCAGCAGCTTCCGAAGAATACGGACGAGGGAAGGTTCAGGCGCATTTTTGTCCCCCACCACAAGGGTGCCGTCATCGTCTCTCTGGACTTCAACGCTCAGGAGATTCGCGTGGCCGCTGAGCTGAGCCAGGACGAGAATCTGCTCGCCTGTTACGTCGGGGACAGCCCTAAGGACCTGCACGCCATGACAGCATCTGCGTCCTCTGCGTCTCAGTGGGGTGTGCAGGTGGGGTATGAAGACTTCGTTGAGATGCTGGACAGTCCTGACAAGGAAGTGAAGGCCAAGGCGAAGCTGCTCCGAGGACTTGCCAAGGTCGTTAATTTTGCTGCGCTCTACCAGGCTCAGGCGGTGAAGCTGTCTCAGACGCTGATGATCAGCGAAGGGGCGGCTCAGGACATCTTGGATGCGCGAGCCAGTGCGTTTCCTGATCTGGTTGCATGGTCTGACAAGGCTGCAGAGGAGGCGAGGAGCCAAGGTTATGTCTCTACGCTGATGGGAGGGCGCAGGCACCTCCGGGACGCCTTCAACTCCGACGACTACATGACCAAGAACAAGGCTGAGCGTCAGGCGGGGAATTTCCAGGTGCAGGGTTCCTCCGCAGAGATGACCAAGCTCGCCATGAAGCGGATGTGGGAGCGAAAGGTCCCCTTCCGCTTCGACTGTGTCTTCATCGGCCCCGTCCATGACGAGGTGGTGTGGTCCGTGTCGCTAAAGGACCTAAAGCCGTTCCTGAACGACTTGCACTGGTGCATGGTCCAGCCTTACGCCACGATGCGTGTGCCGATCGCCTCCAGCATTTCTTTCGGCCCTAACTTCGGAGATCAGATCGAGATCGGGGACATGCCTACAGACGAATCGATTGACCGGGGACTTGAGGAACTCGCTGAGATGCTGGGAGCCGACCGTGACAAGCAAGCGGCTTGACCTCTCGGGCCTGCGCTTCGACAGGCTCACAGCTATCCGTGACGTAGGTGCATCTGAGAGGAAGCAGAGGCTGTGGCTGTGCGTGTGTGACTGCGGGGCTACGACAATCGTGCCTGCCAACATGCTCCGGAGTGGGAACACCAAAAGTTGCGGATGCCTGAGAGCAGAGGGGATGTCCAAAGTCTCGCTGCGGCATGGGGCAACGCGAGGTAAGCGTCCTCGCAGCTACGGGGTCTGGCAAGGAATGCGGGCGAGGTGTCTGGACCCCCTCCACCCCAACTATGGGGGCCGCGGTATCACAGTCTGCGATAGGTGGAACGACTACTCGAACTTCGCAGAGGACATGGGTGAGCCGTTGAGAGGAGCAACACTTGACCGCATCGACAACGACCAAGGCTACAGCCCAGAGAACTGCAGATGGGCCACGATGAAAGAGCAAAGCAGGAACCGGCGATCCAACCGCAGGGTTACTTACCGGGGCGAAACAAGGGCCCTGATTGAGTGGGCTGAGATTTCTGGCATCAATTTTGGAACTCTGAAATCGCGCCTCAACCGAGGCTGGGCAGTTGAGAAATCTATTGAAACTCCAGTTAGAGCTGCATAGACGAGTGGCGTCATAGCCGGTCTGGGACCGCTGGGTACGTGGCCTAACTGACCGGGTCGATCAGGGCACTCGTCTGGGTTTCTCCTCTGATCGGCGCCTCCAAAAACGTGCGCGGGGCACGTAACGTACCAACCCCGCAACCCCAATAAAAACAACAAGAAAGAGGGTTGCTGTGCGCTACTTATCAGTGGCGAGCGGCATCGAGGCTGCATCTGTTGCCTGGTCGCCGCTCGGCTGGAGAGCCGTTGGGTTCTCCGAAATCGAGCCTTTCCCTTCTCGTCTTCTCCAACACCACTACCCCGACGTCACGAACTTCGGGGACATGAATAATTACAAGGAGTGGGATGTTGAACCCTTCGACGTACTCATCGGCGGAACGCCCTGCCAGTCCTTCTCCAGTGCCGGTCTGCGACGAGGATTGGACGACCCGCGTGGCAATCTGGCCCTCGTCTTTTGCGGCCTTGTTGATCGATTCCGGCCGCGGTATGTCATCTGGGAAAACGTCCCCGGTGCCTTGTCATCGAGCGGAGGACGGGACTTTGGTTCCATCGTCGGGGCGCTGGTCGAACTCGGGTATGGCGTGTGCTGGCGAGTCCTGGACGCTAAGCATTTCGGAGTCGCCCAGCGGCGCCGTAGAGTGTTTCTTGTCGCAAGTGTTGACGGTTGGCATCGCGCCGCCGCAACTCTTTTTGAGTCCGAGAGCAGCCTCCGGAATCCTGCGCCGCGCCGCCAACGTCAAGAAGAGCTTGCACCCCCGCTTAAGAAAGGCTTTGGAGACGGTCGCGGCAGCGACGATCCCTTGTGCTGGTGGGACGGAGGACAACTGAGTCAGACGGCCGATGCCGTGCTCTACAAGAAGCAGACGATGCCTGAGAAGAATCGCTTCCCGGCCTGCTTCGAGGGTGAGCACGTGCGGTTCCTGATGCCCGAGGAGTGGGAACTGTTGCAAGGGTTCCCGTGGGGCTACACGGATGTCCCCGGCGCTTTAGCTTCGGATCGGTACAAGGCGCTTGGCAATTCCTTCCCCGTCCCTGTCATTCGCTGGTTGGGCGAGCGCATTCAATTTGTGGAGTCTCTATGAGCCTAGGTAGGTACAAGAAATTTGTCCCCGTCGTCCTGTCCGTTGCCAGCATGAGCAAGGACAGGTCGACGAAGGTGGGTGCAATCGCGCTGGGTCCGGACCTCGAGATCAGGTCGGTCGGCTACAACGGGTTCCCCCGCGGCGTCAACGATGACGATGACGCACGGCACGAGCGCCCTACGAAACTTTTCCTCACTGCCCATGCGGAAAGCAATGCTGTGGCGCAAGCGGCACGCTCTGGGGTGTCGCTTGCCGGATGCACCGTTATGGTTAGTTCTCTTTACCCCTGCTCTACATGCGCAAAAATGCTAATTCAAGCGGGGGTTACTCGGGTCCTTGCTGTCGGGGTTAACCACGAGAGTATGTCTAGATGGGCTGAAGAGTGGTCCTACTCCAAGGTGATGTTTGAAGAGGCGGGGGTGGAATTTTGCGAGTTAAAGGAACAAGGTTGATTGACATCTCCGGGCAAAGGTTCGGAAGGCTTACCGTGCTAGAGATTTCTAGGCGTGAGCGACTCTCCAGGGGAACTTTGGTGTTTTGGAAGTGCGGCTGTGATTGTGGAAATACTATTGAGGTGAGAGGCCAGGCGCTCCGCACAGGGACAACCAAATCGTGTGGGTGCCTGCGCAACGAACTGACGGGAGATCGCTCCAGAACCCACGGTCGATCTAAAACACCTACGCACAACTCATGGCGGGCGATGAGGGAGAGATGCCAGAACCCGAAGAACGTCGCCTACAAGAATTATGGAGGGAGGGGCATCTCCGTATGCAAAAGGTGGGAGGAGTTCGAGGGGTTCTTGGAGGATATGGGCGAGCGCCCAGAGGGCACCACCTTGGAGCGTAGAGATGTTCAAAAAGGTTACTCCCCTGATAACTGCGTCTGGCTGGAGGCTAAAAAACAATGCGAAAACACGACTAGGTCTCGAAAAATAGAGTTCAATGGCGAGACCCGATTGCTCAGGGACTGGGCGAAATCGTTAGGCATCACCAGTACCGCTTTGTCAGTAAGGCTGAGGCGCTACCCTAAAAATATAGCTATGACTCGAGGGCGATACGATTTCCGATAGCTGTGACTCAGGGTTGAAAATAGGTAAACACAGGTATAGAGTTCTGACAGTCCAACCATAAGAAGAAGAAAAACATGGACGAGAAAGCAAGAAAGGCAGCAGGCCAGCGAGGCAAGCTGCCTGAGAAGAAGGTGCGCGAGCTGCTTGAGCGTCTAAAGGCGCAGAAGGCGGGTTTCGACTACGAACGCAAGTACGACGCCCGGTCCGCGGGCGGGCGGTTCCAGTCACAGGCAGGCGATTTCGGTTTCTTCGCCCACAGCCTGCACGGCCTGATCGAGGTGAAGGAAGTTGATCACGACTTTCGCCTCCCGAGGAAGAACTTCCCGGACGAGCAGCGAGCAAGGTTGAGGCTGCGCGAGCTTGCCGGGGGGCTGATCATCGTCCTCATCTACCACACCTCGACGAAGCTCTGGAGGGTGTGTCGTCTATCCGATTTCAGGGAAGGCGTCCCGTCCTGGGACCTCAGCGACATCCCGACCTTTCCCAACGTAACCCAAGCAGTCGAATCGATCGAAGATTGGTACGGCGGCTTCCCTTTCAGGTGACCTATGTCGATCTTTGACCGTGTGAGTGATGAGGAACTGCGTGAGGAATTCACCCACAAGGGGTGGTTCGTCATGTGCCCGATCTGGTACGGAGAGCACCAGGACGGCACCCCTGTTGTCAGCGAGCGCAACTGGGTGCCCGAATGGTGGTTAGGCCTGAACCTCTGGCTGTCAAGGAGCCTTGATGAACTCGGGCTGTTCCTGTCGCCCGCGACCTACGAACCTTCTTTCCACTTCCGACTGACCCCGCTTTGGGAGGACGACGATGCCCTTAACTCTGATCAATGACACCCATCTGGGGGTGCAACGCAACGCGGGGACAACCCCGCGTTCTTCTTCTGCGCTGAAGGAATGGCTGAACTCAGAGTTCGCCTCGCTTGTTCATAGAGCGGAAGGCGATCTCTGCATCCTCGGCGACCTGTTCGACCAGTACCTCGTGCCGAACACCGACCTGGTCAGTGCAGTAGCGACTCTCTCGTTCTGGTGCAAGCAGCACCCGCACAACACCCTGCACCTTGTCGCTGGCAATCACGACTTGAGCAAGGATTCCAGCCGCTTGTCCTCGTTCGAGGTGTTGTGCCAGTTGCTCGAGTACATGCACAAGAATGTCTCGATCCACATGGAGCCTGGGTGGGTCAAGGAAGGCGTTTGGGTCATCCCTCACTGCGTCAATCAGGACCTGTTCGACATCTACCTAGAGCAGGTTCCGGAGGGTACGAGGGTATTGCTTCTTCATGCCAATTACGACAACTTTCACGCAGAGCAAAGTGATGGCAGTTTAAATGTCAAGGAATCTGTGGCTCAGGGCCTCGTAGAGCGCGGGGTGACTCTGGTCTTCGCTCACGAGCACCAGCATCGACTTGCTCTGGACGGCAACGTCATCGTGGTAGGCAACCAGATTCCGACCAGTGTGGCGGATTGCTTGGGCGCCCCGAACAAATACAAGCTGGAGATCGACGGGGAGGCCCCTCGCCTCGTGCGGGTGCTACAGGTCAGCGACGTTTTTGAGCGCCGTGACTGGCGCAACCTCGGAACCCCTCCCCTGTCCGGAGACACCAAGTTCATCCGCGTCGAGGGTAGTGCTACTGCGAACGAGGCGGCGGATGTCGTCACCGCCATCTCCAAGTACCGGAGCAAGTCGGATGCCTTCGTCATCACCAACGCGGTGAAGATCGAGGGAATCTCTGAACTGAAGGACCTCCCCGCAACGCTCGAGGCTGCAAAGGCCTTCGATGTGCTGTCCGCGATTCTCGAGACGCTCGATGAGCGGGAGAGGGTGGTCGTCAAGAAACTTCTGCAGGAGGGATCAACGTGCTGAAGAAGCTACACCTCACTAATTTCCGGAAGCACGAGGACCTTGAGGTCCTGTTCTCTCCTGGGATCGTTGTGATTCGTGGCGCGAATGAAGCTGGCAAGTCAACGCTTTCCGAGTCCATCGCCTACGCCATGTTCGGCGCCAAGGCCTGCCGTCAACCTATCGACGAGGTCGTCACTTGGGGCAAGCCGGTCAACACCTTGAAGGTAGGCCTCGAGTTTGTCTTCGATGGCGTGGATTACACCGTCTCGCGGTCGAAGTCAGGCGCGGAACTGCGCTATGAGGGCGGGGTTGTCACCGGGCAGAACGAGGTGACCGGCTTCATTGAGCGGTTGATGGGCGCCCCAGCCAAGTTGGCGACCTCTCTGTGGTTCGTCAGCCAGAACTCGATCCGTGGCGCACTTGAATCCGGAGCCAACGCTACCGCGCAGATGATCGAACAGCTTGCAGACTTCGAGCTGGTCGACCGGATCGTAGAGCTGATCCAGAACAACCTTGCCACGGGGCAGGCGAGGCCCTACGAGGAGCGTCTGAAGCAGGCGCAGGACAACATGGAGAACTTCCGGGAGGAGGTTCAACCGCCCAGCCAGTTTGCGGTCGACTGGCTGGAGGCTGCCAAGCGGGAGCTTGTGCTCTGGCAATCCGCTCTGGTCGAGATGAAAAAGGAGAGCCAGGAGTTCGACGCCACGGTCATGAAGCCCTTGCTCGACAAGGCGACGAACCTTGACACCGTGATGAGCATGGTGAAGGACCTGGAGGAGAAGGTCGCGGAAGGGCAGAGCAGGGTCGACAGCTTCGTCGTCGTTGGGTTCAACCCGGAAGAGTTGCGAAAGGTAGAGAAGCTGCAGGCGGAGGCGGAAGCCCTGTGGCGCAGCCAGAACGAGATCGCTGCGGGGCACGCCGCATTCAAGAAGCTGCCCGATCCGTCCAACTGCCTGTGGGACGGGGATCGCGCTTCCTACGACGCCTTCGTAGAAGACATGAAGGTGCGCAGGAATGACAACGCCAAGCGTCTGTACGAGATCACCTCTGACCTGAAGGTGGAGAAGGCCTCGATCATCTCCCAGCAGAGTTGTGGGCTGTGTGGCAAGGACCTGCGGGAGGTGCCGGAAGTCGTCACCAAGAACGAGGCGGCGTCTCGGCGCATCGAGCAGCTTGAGGAGGAGCAGAAGCAACTGAAGCTGCTGTCACAGGAGATCGAAGCGGAGGTAGCCGCGGTAGCAGCCATCGACAAGATGGTGGTGACCTACGCTGCGTTCATCTCCAAGTACGAGGCTACAGGCTGGATCGAAGTCAAGGACGTCTCCGTCCCCGCCCAGGTGGTCTGGGTCGGCCCCACCCCTTCGGGCGACTCTTTCGCTGACTACAGCGAGGACATCAGAAACCTGAAGGCTGCAGAGCAGGCGCACAACAAAGGCAAGGCGCAGCTCGAGATGCTAGAGCAGCAGCTTGTGGAGTCCAAAACCAAACTTCAGACTCTGCAAGAGCAGACGCTCCAGTTTCACGCGGAGAACCCTAACCTCCTTGAGCGGGTGGAAGAGGTCAGTTCCGAGGCCTTGAGGCTGACCAACGCCTACGTTCAACAGGAGGGGGAGATCAGCAAGCTGCAGGCTGAGATCAAAGAGACTGCTGACGCGGTCGCCACCCAGACCCGCCTCTATAACCTCTTCCAGAAGACGAAGGAGGCTGCGGAGCAGGCGCTGCGCAAGGCGGAGAAAGACCTCGAGGAGCTGACGCAGAACAACCTGCTGCTGAAGAAGGTGCGCGCCTCTCGCCCTGCCATCGTGGATCGCCTCTGGACTGTGGTGCTGTCGGCCGTCTCGTTCTACTTCGGGTCGATGCGCGGAACGGCAGGCGTCTCGGTGGTGCGCTCGGAAGGCGGGTTCCTTGTCGACGGCAAGCCGATCGAGGGTCTGTCCGGGTCCACGCTTGACATCCTCGGCCTGGCCATCCGCCTTGCCTTGCTGAAGACCTTCCTGCCGTCCTGCAGCTTCCTGCTTCTGGACGAGCCGGGAGCGGCCTGTGACGACAACCGTGAGTCCTCCCTCATCGGAACGATCGCCACCAGTCACTTCGACCAGATTCTGCTGGTGACGCACTCCGATGTTGCCGATGCCTATGCCAACCAACTCGTGATCATCTGACCATGCCTGCCACAAAAAGAACAAGAAAGGCGTACCGCCCGAGGGTGGTGGGGAAACCCATCACCGCAGGCGCGCACAGAGCCTTCATGCACCCCTCGTACATGGCGCTGCAGACCCTTGCCACTAGCGTCAGGAAGGAGGACCTCGTCAGCGCACGGCACACCCTTGTTGCCCTGTTCAACTACCTCTCCACCGCAGCAATGATCGACGGGCGGGACGTTGAACAGGTGCAGGAGGGTCTGCAGGCGATCTTCGTCATGGACGATCGGTTCGAGCGGACTGGCGTGGTGCGCCCAAGCGGGGAGGAGCTGCAGGTTCTGCGAGCGGCGGTCGCATGGTGCGATCGAACTCTCCCGTACCTGAGAACCGACCTACTGGCGGAAGCCAGAACGAAGGTGAATGCTGCACTTCGGGAGATGAAGGGGGAAGCATGTACCCCCATCTGATCCCCTTCCAAGAGGTGTGCAAACGGCTGGGGATTGTGGAGCGGACGGGATACAACAAGGTCTACCGCAAGTGTTTCCCCGTCCCTATCAAGAAGGTGGATGGCAGAAATTACGTGCTGTCCACCGATCTTGAGAATTACTTCGACTCCTTGTCCTTGCCTTCGGCCCCGCCTCCCCGGCGCCGGGGCCGACCCTCCCGCACTTGCGTCTGAGCAAGGCGGGTGGCGAGACGCTGCGCCTCCACCACGGTGTAGTGCTCTCTCAGCGTGTTCAAGGACCTGTGCCCGGTGACGCCCGCGACACTAGCCAGGTCCCACCCCTCTTCTATCAGGCGCGTTGCACGCTCGCGCCTGATGTCATGAATCCAGACGGTGTTGTCCCCGGCCAGTGACCGCGCATCGCTCCAAGCTCGAGCGAAACCGCGGTAGCTGACCGGCCAGATGACGTCCTCTGCGTATCCCGTCAGGTCGTAGTACCCGCCACCCGGCGCGGCAAACGACTTCGGCAACTTCTTCCTCAGCTCTATCACTTCCTTCAGAATCCCCAGCGCCCGTGGCGACAGGGGAACCGAACGCTGGACCCCGCCCTTGCCAACCACGGTCAGCACACTGTGAGGGGCGTCGATGTCCCCGGCCTTCAAGGTCAGCGGCTCATGGACCCGCATCGCAGTCTCTAGCAAGAACTCCGCCAGCGGAGCGTAGAACGGATTCACGTGACGCTGCAGCGCGGGCAGAATCTTGCCCCAGAGGTCAGGGGAGACCCTCTTCTTCCTGCCCTTGGAGACTGGCGGCATGTCGATGTCATGCAATGGGTTCGCCAGATTCGTCTCCTTCCATTCCTTCCTAGCGCTTTCCCAGACCGCAGAGCAATCCTGCAAGTAGTGCCTCACCGTCTGGGGCGCCAACCCCGTAGCCAGCAGTCGACCCTTCAGGGTCTCGAAATCCCCCGGCTTTAGAGTTGCGGTGGACTTCGCAGCGATCGACATCTTCGCCAGCTTGTTGAGCCTGGACTTCTTGTCCTTGGCCGTCACGTGACGGTCTGCCACCTCAAGGATGTAGCGCTGAATCCACTGCCCGAACGTCCCGGAAGGGAGGGGGGTTTCCCCTGGTTGCAGTAGGATGCGCGCCTCCTCCCGCTTGCCCCAGTCGACTGCCTCGCGCTCCGTATCGAACGTGGCGAACAGCGACTGCCCGTTCGTCCGAACCTTCGCCTGATACCGCCCATTGCGCTTCTGAATGCTCGCCACGTTTACCTCCTGTTACCTCTGCTTACCTCAAGGGTGGAGCAGATTGGAGCAGTCAAACGTGGAAGTCAATACTGGTGCCGGTCTTCAGAGGATGGCAGCGGCCTGCAAAGCCGTGTACGCCGGTTCGATTCCGACCCCCGCCTCCATATAAATCAAGCACTTAGCGGAAAGTCAGGTATCCGGGAGTTACCCGGATTTACCTAGCGTACTTCTTTTTGTGGAGCAGATTTGGAGCCGCTCCACGGGGGTTGGAGCCGTGGAGCAGCGTGGAGCAGACGATCCACACGCGCTCTCAGCTCGTGGATGCCGTAGAACCAGCCGTTGAGTTTCATCGTCCGCTGATGGCAGCAACCCATGCCGCGTAGGTTCGGACCCAGACCGTAGCCCAGGCTTCTACAAAGAGGATGGGATCAGGCACGTGCAAGGTCCCATGCAGGGTCGTTGGGGGAACCGATCAGGATGACCGGACCCTTAGCAAGCAGCCCATCTTCGGGGAGGTAACGCACGTTCTCCGCGTAGTACGCCGCCTGCAGCTCGATCTTGATCCTGGCCCAACACCCGCAGACCGGGACATCCGGGCCGCGGGCGAGGATTCTAGCCAGTTCGTGAGAGGTCACTCAGCAGCCGAGGGCTTGAAGACCCCGGACTTGTTGAACATAGCGACCACGCCGGAAACCGTGCGCTCGAGGGTCGGCCACAGTTCGGAGAAGGTGATGCCGACGTCCCCGGCCGCGTCATAGACGCCAGCGATCAACTCACGCAGCAGTTGGAGCTTGTCAGCTCCCTTGCCGCCAGCGGGGACAGCCGCCTCAATGGCGCGGATCGCCTCGATCACCGCGGGGAGGATCAGGAGGACGGCTTGAAGAATCTTGATGAAGCGGGTCATGCGATTTCCTTCAGAATGTACAAGTGATAGTCAAGGCGACGGGCGGAAGCCCTCGCCAGTGGGCTAGGGCCTCATAGGCCAGGAGACTCCCCTGGTCCGGTGCGCTGCTCTTCACCTCCGCTACTCCTGGGAGGCAGTCCAACGCTTCCGGTAGTCGTGGCAGTGATGCCAGCGTCGAACATGCTGACAAGTGCCCAAACGAGACCGCCAACAGCAATAAGCGTGTCCTCATCGACAGCGAGTTCATAGCCGAGTGCCTTGCTGATGCCGACCCCGCCTGCAAGCAGACCAGCGATAGAGTTGACTGCGATCTGGCGTTTCTTCCAGGTGGTCGAGCGGGCCAGCTTGAAACCTGCCTGCAAGGCCTTCCACAGGGAGGAGACCAGCTCTACGTGGTCGACGTCTCGCTCAGGCGCCGGGACGGGCGCAGGCGCCGGTTCGTTCACGATCACCGGCTGGCTCTCCTCGATCGGGGCCGCAGCCAGCGCTTCTACCGCAGGAAGGGCCGCTGCGTAGTAGGCGCGGCGAGCGGCGAGGCCGTTGGTGCCCCCGTTGATCCTTTTCGTCACCGCCAGAACAGGGTCGTCAGCGACGTCCTGCAATCTTCCGCACCCGGACAGATGCCAAAACCATCCGCTCACCTCCGCGGCGTGTTCCGGCTTCTCGAGCAGTTCAGGGTGCTCCAGCAAGGGGAGGTCAAGTGCTTCCCCGGCACGCCTGTAGTTGTCCCGCCCGGTAAGTTGAATGAAACCTCGCCCGCGGAAGCGTTGACCGTCTCCGGGTTGGGTGTTGCCGAGGTCCTTGCGTCCTTCGTAGGCGTTGCCGCTGGCGATCTCGCGCAGGTAGCGAAGCTCCCCGGATTCGTGCGCGAGCTGAGCAAGCCACATGGCGACATGCTCGGGCTTCTCACCAACCCATTTGACGCGAGCCAACTCCAGGTGGGCGGCGTATAGCTCGGCCCTTCCGCCAGCATTCGGCATCACCTGGCTGACGAGTGCCGGGGTGATCTTGATCCGAGACATTCATGATCCTTAAAAGGATTCTTCTTTTAGTAGGGAAGTCAAGCACTTAGCTTGATTTCCCTGAAGCATACATCTACAGGGTGTCAGTTGTCGATCTTCACTTGATGCTCGGCTTCTCGCCAGTGAGGCGGGCCAGCTCCCGGTGAATGTGGTCGTTCAGGCGTCCGTAGAAGGTGTCATCCGGGTGGATGCCGTCCAGCGTCTCGCCCTCAATCCAACTGACGTCGATGTCCGTCATGTCAGCGATCGCCTCGTTGGTGGGGCGCTCAAACCCGGTCGGGGTTTGTGACACGTTGACCACAATCGGACGACTTCCGCGGGCCTGCACCTTGCTTCGCAAGTCCAGCAGGTTCCTGCGTGTCTCTTGCGGGGTCAGGCCGTGCGCAGCATCGGCCATCCCGTATCTCAGAACCACCACAGGCGCGTCGTCTGAAGGATGCAAGGGCGCATCCGAGTGCTGGCCTCCAATGGAGTAGTCAGCCCAGTCGAAAGTCTCCTTTGCAATGGAGGGGACCTGCTGTGTGGTGATCGAATCCCCATAGAAAGCGATCTTCAGTTTCTGGGGCGATGCTCCGCCCCCTCCGCCGCCACACGCGGCGAGCAACCCGACCAGTACCGGGATAAGGAACTTTGTTCTCATTGTTTTTGTCCTTAGCCACAGAGGTAGATGCAAGCGACTTGCTTAACCTCCTCTGGGGTGGTGAAAGTGACCGCCTCTCGAGCTTTGGCGACCGTGTAGCTTCTAACGATGTCGTCAGCCTGCTTCATCCCCTTGCCGGGGGTGCTGGAGGTAACGATGAGGTCCCCGAGAGCGATGTCGCCTGCCTCCCCGCAGACGTTGATGAGGCCCTCGCCAAGGGCGTTAACGTGAACAACCTTCATGTTTTCTGGCAGCTCCTCCTCCCAGCCAACAGGCGGGGATTCGTACAGCTCTGAGCAGACCCCAATCACGCCCTTTTGCAAGGGAAGGGTCGACGTCTTGTACTCCACCACAACAGAAGAGATGCTCTCTTTCTCAAGGACAGCATAGTCTACACAAATGTCACCGATTGCAGGAGTGTCCAAGGTAAGCCCATCGTGGAACCCAGTGAACGGTCCAGCCCCATCGACGATGTAGTGCTTGCCCTTTCCGGTCGGCGAGTAGATCGAGTAGCTGGCGTTCGCAAGGTAAACCTGCTTACCGGAGTTCACCTGATCTGCCAGGGCGGCGTAAGTCGGGTTACCCGCAACAAACTGCGAGAGTTTGGTTGACTCACTCCAGGCATACGCGCCGATACCGAATCCGCTTCCAAAAGCAGAGCCAACAACTGCGGGGTAATTAGCTGTGTAGTTAGAGCCAGTGATAGCGCACCGCTCTACACCTATCCCGGCTGACGCCTGAACCACGCCGTTGAATTGGGTAATCAGGCTGCTTCCGCCCAATCTGAACGCGCCGAGGCTCGTCATCGTCATCGTCGACCCGCTGACGAGCCTGTCAAGAGTCACCGAGTTAGCGAGTATCTGATCCGCGCTGATTGCGCCTGCTTTGATGAGTTCGGCACCGATCGAGTTGGCCGCAATCTGCTCGGCCCGAATCGTGCCGGTGCTGATCTGGTTGCCGTCGATGATGGTGCGCGATACTTCAGTCGTGAGTGACGTCTCGCCGCGATAGAGCGCCAGAATCGCGTTGTTCGCCCCGTTGGCGGTTGCCGCCGAGGTGGTTGTGCTCAGACTGACGGTGCCGGTACTGCCGTTGATGAAGTAGACGTAGACGGTTCCGGCTGTCCACGCAACGCTACCGGCGCTCACGTTGACCGTCGTGAGCGTCCCGGCGTCGTTGTAGTAGTCGATCGAGCCCGAACTCCACGCAACGTTCTTATACGACAGGCGCTCGATTTCGATCGACCATGTCGAGCCCGCAGAAGGCGCGCTCGGCAGCGCCTCGACCGATACGCTTGAGTAGGTGTTGACGGTCGAGACGCTGGTAGTGATGCGCCGGGTGTAGAGCGTGCCGTTGATGTCGATGTTGATGCGGTAGACGATGTTCGCCTGCAGCGTGACGGTCTTGCCCAGCGGGATCGAGGTGGTAGTTGCAGACGCGCCAACCGTGCCCGAATAGGTGATCGGATCAAGTCGGGTCGGCACAATCAGCACCCGCGAGCCCGACGCGGGGGCGAAGCTCAGGGGCTTGATGTTCGACACCGTCAGGGTCGAGGTTGTGACCGTGGTCGAGGTGCTGTTGGAAAGCTCTACGGTTTCAAGGCGCCCGTCACTGTTGAAGAATGTCGCGCTGTAGAAGTGCTGCGCGGCCAACGTGACCGATGCGTTAACGGCAATGCTGGTCGCAGTTGGCGTGCCCGACGCGGTTCGCGGTGCCCAAGCGGGGGCAAACTCGATGTCGGTAACCTTCAGCCCGCGAAGCCCGACACTGATCTTGTTGGCGCTGATGGTGTTCGCTGCAATCGACCCGCCCTCGATCTTCGTAGCGTCGGTGCCGTTGCGCCAGCTCGCAAGGGTCGTGCCCCCGCTGATCTCGATCTTCCCCGGCTCGATCGTCGTAGAACCCGCGTTGATCCGAGTAGCGGGGTTCTGAGCGCCAAGCGAGGCGTTCGTCACCACCGTAGCCGCGGTCGACCCGTTGATGTTCGCGGTGTAGTTCGGCGTGCCACCGCCAGAAACGCCCCGCCAATCCGGGGCGGAAATCGGCGCTTGAATCGTACCGATTTCAAGGCCCGTCTCGGACTTCCTCGCTGCTGCAATGCCGAAGGAGTAGGTGTCAGAGGGGTTGACGCCCTCGAAGTTGTAGTAGGAGGCCGCGGTGTTCACATTGAACACGATCGACGAGTCGTTCTGCGTCGGCGCGGTTCCATCCTTGCGCCAGAACAGGACGATGAAGTCTGCTGGCAGGGCGCCCTGAGTGTAGGTGCCCCAATCAAGTCTGATGTTCGCCGTACCGTTGGTATTGGCAGTAACGGTGATTCCGCTCGGGGTGGGGTTGTTCGTCGGGGCACCAGCAGTCCGGTACTTGGCCGTGCCGCTGAAAGCGCTGACACCGCTATCCGCATTGGTCTTGACCGTTTCGATCGTGACGCCGGTCGTGCCAACCGTGATCGAGCCCGGAAGACTCGTCGTCGTGCTGATGCGGTCGCCCTGGATCGTCCCTGCAACGAGGCGATCGCCGGTGATCGTGCCTGCCGCGATGTCCGAGTTGGTGATCGCCGCAGTCGCCTTCGAGATGCCTGTCGAAAACGCGCTCTTGTTGCCGCTCGAGTCGACTGCCTTGACCCAGTAGTAGTAGGTGGTCGACGCCGCAAGGCCCGCATCGGTGAACCCTCCAACCATTCCTCGGTTTGCGTTGACCGTTGCGATGGCAACCGCAGTGCCGGAGTTGTTCGTGCTGTTGCGGTACACCTCGACAGCGGCGAGGTCGTAGTCGGCAACCGCGTTCCCGTTCGCCCAGGTGAGGAAGATGCTGCGCACCGAAGCAAGTGCCGCCAGCCCGATCGGCACAGAGGGGGCAACGGTATCGACTGCGGTCGTGTGCGTTGCGCTGAGGGAGTAGGGTCCGAGGTTGCCGGTGAAGTCGACTGCCCGCACCCGCACGGTGTAGGAGATACCGGGCTTGACCGTCCACGAGTAGGTGGTGTTCGAGCCCGTTGCGAAGGCGATGAACCCTCCCGCACCCTCTTTGAGGTCCACCTTGTAGTAGGCAAGGTCCTCATCCGCCACCGCAGTCCACGAGACCGTAAGGGAGACGATCTGCTCTCCGTTCGTGCCAGTCGTCACCGCGCTAGTGAGGCCCACTCCGGTCACCTGAGCAGGCGGCGTCGTATCGATGCTCTCCAGCGCGACACTCGCGCCCATCACCCCACCAGTTGCGCTCAGAGGATGCCAGTCACTCTCATTTCCGGAGTAGTCGACTGCCCGACCCCAGTAGTAGCGAATCACCTCGAGACTCGATTCCAACCCACCGTGAAGGTAGTTATCACCAGAGACCGTGGCGATCTTCGTAGCAAAGTTTCGATCGTTAGAGGAGTTGGCCCAAATCTCGACATGCGAGAAGTCGGAGTCAGTCGGGTTGATCCAGTTGAGCTGGATGTAGCCGAACCCACCAAGAGCGGTGAGGCCAGAGATCGGGCCGGGAGGGGTGGTGTCCCCACCCACAAGGAAATCGGCAGACTGCGCCCAGGTGGACTTCGCACCGTAGATGTCCACCGTGCGAACGCGGACCTGAACCGTCTGACCTGAGATGACAGGCCTGTACTCGAAACGCGGGGTGCCGCTAGTGCCCAGCGGATACCACTCTACGTCGGCGAGGTACTTACCCTCCACTTCATAGTAGAGAGCGGTCGTCCCCCCAGGGGGCGTCCAGGAGATTCTGATGCCCTGCTGCAGGGTTCCGTCGACCTGCATCCCGCCGACAAGCTCGATGCCCACGAGCGTCGGGGGAGCCACAACGGGGACCATGAAATCAGTAGTGAACTCCCACGCGGAGAACGCACCGGAAGCAGTGACGGCGCGGACCCGGAACTCATAAATCTTGCCTGCCAGCACCGTCGCGTGGTGGTACTTGGGCGTGGCTGCATCTACCGTGCCAAGGGAGACCCAGTTCAGGTCGCCGTCAAAGCGGGTGCCCAGCTCGTAGTGCGTGACGCGATCGTCGGTCGAGGGCGTCCATGCCACCTCTAGCATGGAGACCGGGGCCGTAGCCCCAGTGGGCGTGATGCCGACCAACGTGACCGTCGCGTTCTCCGGGGCGTCGATCTCCGTGATGTAAAAGTCTGTCGCCTGTGCCCACTCGGAGTAGGAGCCATTGCCCGCTACCGCTCGCACGCGAATCTGGTAGGTGATGCCAAGCAGCGCCGGGGCAAGGATCATGTAGTCCGTGTCCGGGCCGACCGTGCCGTAGGGGTGCCAGTCAACGCTGTGCCCAACCGCGAAGGTCTGCACCTCATACGAGGCAATCCAAGGGCTAGGGCTGAGCGTCCAGGTGAGCTTGGCGCCGTAGACGATGTCTCCGCTGGGGCCAGCGACCTTGTATTCCTCGACGATCGGGTTCGTCGGAGGTTCAAGGGTCAGCACACCTTGGGTCACCGTCCAGACGATCTCTCCAGAGTTGCTGCCGCCATAGACACCATCGGCGCCGTACACCACAACCCGGATGGTGTAGATCGAGGCGACCTTCGCAATGAAGCGGCAGTTCCTGCCGGTCGTCTCAGCGATGAGGTTGAACTGGCCGTTGTCTTCCTTGATGTACACCTGGCCGAAGTTGTACTCAGGGCCGACGACGTCCCAGTCGACCTGGACGTTGACGCTCTGGACAGCGTTGAAGTCGACCGAATCAAGGACGGTCGCACGCAGGCCAGAAACCGTAGGAATGCGGGTCGTGGGGGCGGCGACACCGGGGGCGTAGTCAACGAGGTTGAATTCGCAGGCGTAATACTCGGGGTTCTCGTCGGTCGCGGTTACCCGGACCCGGCTCTCATCGAGCGGCTCGATCGCCAGAATCTTGACCTTCTTCCCCGGCACCTCCTGCGGGCCATACATCCAGACATAGTCGGAGGCATGGTGGTCCCCGTCCCCGCCTGGGACCACAGGCAGGGGGTCAAGCAGGGTGAGCGTGTCAGATGTGCCCGAGAACCCCGCAACTCTGTGCTGCGTCAAGGCGCTGTTGTCAGGCCTGCGGAAGACAAGCCACTGCGTAGCTCCGCTCCCCGTCACCGGCTTGTCGAGCACGATGCTGGTCGTCGAAGCCGCGGAGAACACTCGACCCGTGGCAGCCCACGAGGTCATGTCGTGCGACAGCAGGACGACGTCGCCGCGGCTGACGATCAGACCCTCGAGGTCCGTCTCCCACTGAATGCGGCGGCGCCTCCAGAGCTGGGCGGCGGCAATGAGGTTGCCCTCGCGCTTTGCCTGGTCGGTGTAGACCACACCGAAGAGGTCGACCTCGGCGGGGTTCTGCCCAGTGGTGCTGGCCCCAGGCACCGTGATGCGGATGGTGTCGGGCTTGTAGAAGTTCTCGGAGTTGAAGAAGCGGACGATCACCTCGTCGGCAGTCTTCTCCGTCGTGTACTCGATGGAGAAGGTGCCGGGGAGCATGTTGTGCGGGCCGAAGAGCGCGACAGGCGCCAGATTCGGCGCATCCCACACCACGCCCAGCTTCCCGCTGGAAAAAGAGAGCGAACCGCGCCCGACTCGAGCAATCTTGGAGAGCGCCTCGCCGATGGACATCCGGCTATCGAATACGGCACTGACGTATAGACTGTTCGCGTAGCAGAAGTCTGCCCATGCGGAGATGGCAGCGATGTCGATCTGCGTGTCTGCAAGGCCTGCACCCGCAAGGAGCTTCCCCGTGGTCGGGTGGTAGAAGCCGCGGGCGATTTTCAGGAACCACCACGCCGGGTTCTCACTCACCAGCGTGAGGTCAACACTGAGGTCGTGCGCCTTGCCCTGTACAAGCGCCGAGTAGCGATCGATCGCGCCGTTGACCTGACCGGACGCCTTGACCGTCATCCCGAGCCGGGTCTGCCCGCCGACATCAAAAGGCTGCTCCTGGGTGAAGCGCATCCCCAGCAGCGCGGTCTCGGTGGTGACCTGGGAGTCCGTGGAGTCCTCAGTCAGTCGCTTAATCCGAACGTCGTAGCGACCCTTAGTAACAGGGAACTTGAACGAGGAACGGACGGGCGTGCGCCCATTTCCAACCATAGAAGCTGAACCCTGAGACGCATAGATTGCGTCCCCGCCGAGCTGTCTTCTCCACTGGTATGCCATTTCTTGTTCTTATTTTTGGTCTAGTGTTTCGTCAGAAGCCGGGGCTGTCGTACTCAGGTGCGTCGTACAACTCCCAGCCCTCGCCAGCGGGCTTCGTGGCATTTGGATTTTCCGGATCAGCGATCGGGCCGTACTCCCAAGTGATCGGGGTGTAGCCGGTGATTACGTCAGGCAGGCTGGCAACAGGCGTCCAGCTTCCGGAGCCGTGGACGGAATACTCAATACTGAAAGAAGCTGTGAGGTTGGTCTCCTCACCCTTGTTGTTGTAGGAGACGAGAATTCCTGAAACGTCGATCGCAATTTCTGTCGTGTCGACAGGGCTGGTTCGCGTCACCCAACCCGTGCTGAACTTCAGCTCGTTGCCAGGCTCGGAATCGACGTTCGTGACATAGGCCTTGTCGTACTCGAGAGCAGAGATGCCGAGGTCTTCAAGGGCCGACTCCCCGATCCTGTGGTCCGTCAGGACAAGGTCGCCCAGACCGAAGTTGAAGGTCTGGGTCAGGATTTGGTCGTTGTTCTCGAAGTACGTGAACGGCTTCTCGTCGAGGTCCGCGAACACCCGATGCTTGCCAACCACAATGGGCAGCGGCTCATACGGACGCAGGCTGTTGGACCCACCAGACAAGCTGTAAGTGGGGTCCTGCGCAGCACCCGAGATCGGCTCCCGAGTGCTCATCGGGAAGATGCTGTTGACTAGAAGCTGCCCGCCAACCATGACCGCCGCGGAACTAGCTACTGCCGCAAAACTGCCAGGGGGTAAATTCAGCAGGTACGGGGCGTAGAACGCCGCGATGACGACCAAAATCGTTGCAAGGATTCGACCGAAATCAGAGTCGCCGCCCCCGGCGTGCGCAGCATGTACGGAGAGGCGTTGAGCCGGTTGGAACACCGTATCGAGCCACTGCTCTTTGGGAACAAAGCGCCCATCGAGGTAAGCAACAGCGTAGGTGTCGATTGGTGCATCCCAACCTACACGATCAAGGTACTCCGCAATCGACTCTTCTTCCTGCGGGGGGGTGAGTGAAAGCTCCCGCCCAGCCGAGGCGTCGTAGGGGTTGGGGTGCCAGCTCGCAAAAGGCAGCATCAGTTCCATGTGTAGAACCCCTCAGCAACCCAACCGAATTTCCACAGGTCCTTCAGCTTGGTGGCGATCACCCCATGCTTCTTGATGTTGTGGAGGACGTATCCTTCACCGCCCTGCTCGTAGTAGACGCCAACGTGAACAAGGTCCATCGAGACCTTGATCTGCACCGCACACCCTTCAACCGGGTTCTCGACTCGCTCGACAAGTCGCTCGAGGGTGTCAAGTGCCTCCGCCAGCTTCTGCATCTCGGCGCTGCGATAGGACGGACGCTCGCCGGTATCCGGGACGTCTCGATTGAAGACCTCGCGTTGAACGTCGACCACGAGAGAGGCGCAGTCGTACTTGCCGCGGATGTACTCCCGCCCGATGAACTGTTCGCTCCAGTGCTGCATCAGAACATCCCCGGATGAGTGTCCGGGCGGTATTGCGCACGGCACAAGGGCTTGAAGAAGATGTTGTCGAAGCCGAGTTCAGCCTTGACTTCAGTTGGGGTGGCCGTCACGGAGATGATGTCCATCTCGACGGACAGCTCGACGTTGTTGGGCGCGGAGCGGAGAACCTGCATGATCTTGACCCGCGCACCTTGCCCCCCAGCGCTCAGCTCGAGCCACTGCATCAGCTCGCGGCCGATGTTGTCGATGGAGATGCTGGCACGTGGCGCCTGGTCTTCCTGGTCGTCAGGAAAGACGAACCTGAACGGCACCGCGAGGTAGACGTTGCCGTTGCTCGTGATGTCAAGCGTGTCTCGCACCACCCGAATAGGCTGGGGCAGGGAGGCTTGATTGATCTCGAGCAAGGTGAGCGGATACTCGGGCGCGGCGGTACGCATGATGCGATCGCGCAGGGCAGAGCTGACGACTTTAGGCATCCCAGGCCTCAATCACGAATTTGATACTCCACTTTTCCAACGTCGGCTCGAACGGCACCTCTTCTTCAAGAGCGCCCGAAGCGATCCGAGCCTGGATGACGATTCCGGTAGTTGGGTCGGGCCAGTCAAACCAACTAGCACCGCGGTTGATGTCCACGTTGAACCAAGTCAGGAAGGCGAGGTAGTTGGCCTTCGTGCTGAAGCCGTAGACGACGTCACGCGAGACAAGCACCCGGCTCCAGCGCTTCTGCTGCTTCGTGAAGCCGTCTTCAAACTCAGTCCGCGTGACCGCGCTGTTCCTGCGGACTTTGAACCCATCGCGCAGGAGTACTGCATAGGTTGGGAAGGTCGCCATGCTTACCTCTTGCTCAGCCCGGTGATGCCCTTGCTGATCGGGCCGTTGCGGCTCAGGTCGTCCATGATCACGTTCACGATCATGCGTTTCCCGTCGAACTCAGTCGTCACGTTGGACGCTTCCTGAGCCGTGCCGTTGTTGATGATGTTGACCTCGACCTGCGGAGCAGACGGGGCAGCAAGTGCTCCGCCCAGGGCCTGCTGTTGGCCTTTCGTGAGCACCATCTCGCCTTTCTCGGCGATGATCGGCACCTCGTTGCGGCCAATCGTGCCTCCGGAATGGAAGCGCGGGGCGCCAGAGAACACAGAGGGGTGGACAGACCGCATCGACTTAGCTGAGTCTTTTCCGAGCACCCCGCCCGAGTGCCACAGACCAGCCATCGTTGCCGGGTTCGCAAGTCCAGGAACAGGGAGGCCAGCACTAAACGCGAAGCCGGGGAACATGGCTCCAATTCCCCCGGACATCAGGGAACCAATCAGCCCGCCGCCGCCCCCGACGCCGAACAGGTTCTCAAACAGCGGCTTCGTGATCATCGCCTGAGTCGCCATGCGAATCAGGTCAGAGACGACAGAGTTGGCGAGGTCGGAGAAGGACATCTTCCCGGTCATGGCAAGGTTCACGAAGAAGTCCTCGATTCCCTTGCCAAGCTGCTTCACCATCTGCTCGCCAGTGCTGGCTTGATTGGTGACCTCGTCGATGTAGGACCGCGCCCCGCGCTTCGCCCCGGCGTAGAACGACTGCTCGTACTCAGCCCTGCGCTTGGCAGACTCTAGCGCGTAGCCCTCCAGCTCTTCGTAGAGGGCAAGCGTCTCTTTCTTGCGCTGCTCGTTGAAGGTGGGGTCTCGCTCAACCTTCTTCCGCAGCTCCGCGAATTGCTGAACGATCTGGAGGCGGCGCTCCTCGACCTGGCGCTGCACGTAGGGCAGGTCGTCAAGGTTCTTTTTAAGGTCGCTGATCGCCTCTTCATTGGCGATACGCTCGCGCATGGACTGCAAGTCCGCATCGAGGCGGGTGCGGAAGTCTTTCCCTTTTCCAAGAGCGTCAATGTTCTTGTTTACGCTGGCGGTTGTAGCTTTGCTTATAGCCTCTGCCACCTTAGCTTCAGCCCCTTCTGCGTACTGCTCGAGGGTTTTCTTGAGAGCCTCTACCTGAGACTTGCCCTCACCTTTCGGGTCCTTGATCTGCGCAAGAGCCGTTCTGTACATCCGCGGCAGGTCCTGCTCGAGGTACTGACGAGCAGTGGCTGCTTCCTCCGCGAAGCGCTGATCATTCAGCTTGTACAGCTCAGTGTTCAGCGTCTCCTGATCGATGAGGTGATTGCGCCCCATCGCCTGAAGAATCTGGGAAGCGCGATCGTACTGAGACTCGAGCTGCCTGAAGTCGAGCGAGAACATGGCGTTCTCCGCGCTGTTTGCGCGACCCGCGGCAGCACCTCCTGCACCCCCTCCTTTATCATCAGGGGTCCAGTGATTCTTACCTACTTTGAGAGCCTCCATCGACTGAGCGTAGACAGCCTCACTGGCGTTCTTAGTCGCCAGCGATAGAGAAGCATTTTTGTCCTTCGCGGCAGCAATACGTTCCAGAATCTTGCGGTTATCCGCGATCTCCGCGTCGATTTTTTCAATCTCTGCGTTTACCCCGCTATTGCGAAGAGCAGCAACAGCCCGACTGGTTGCCGAGTTCTCGTCAGGCTTCCACAGCCACCCCTGCAGCCTCTCTTTACGCCCGAGAAGGTTTGCTTGTTTCGTAGCCGTCTGGTCAAAGAGCGAGTCAAGAGCTTTACTCTCTTTAGCCGCCTCTGGGTCTTTACCTGCAAGCCGGTCAAGCAGTGTGGTGAGCTGGTCGCCGCGCTGCTTCAGGCGATCCTCGGCGCCCTTAAGAAGGTCCTTTCCTGCCTGGTCATTGGCCTTAGAGGCATCCCCCATGACGGCCTTGTAGGTCTGCCATGCAGCAGTGGCTAGGCCTACCGCCGTAAGGATGGTTCCGATGACCGGCAGCATCCGGCCGAAGGAAGCAGCAAGGCCTCCAGCCGCAGTAATAGTGTTCCCCATCGACCCGGTAAGGGTTCCAGCGGCGCCTGCCGCTCCAAGGCTCGTCGCGGCCTTCTGAGCAGCACCGGCGAGGCCTTCAAGGGACAGCTTCTGCCCATTGACCACGAGCGTAAACGCACCGGCTGTCAGTGCCGAGGCTCCAAACTGGGTAGCAAGGGCGCGTAGTGTCCCCACCACAGCAACCACAGCAGAGACCGCCCTGACACCGAGATATGTGCCGAACACAAGAAGGATCGTATCGGCGTTCTCTACGAGAACCTGAACGAACGCAGCCATCGTCTTAGCGATGCCGCCCAAGGCCTCCTGGAAACCTTGGGAGCTAGCGAGATCGTTGAACGCCTTAGCAATAAGGCGCAGCGGACCTTCCGCCGCTGCACCCGCCTCGATAAACGTGGCTTTCAGGTTGTTGAGGGAAATGATCATCCGATTTTTCACGGACGATTCGATAGTCAGTGAGGCATCGTCAAGGAAGCCTGCAGCCTGCCCCATCTGGTCTATAGCTTTCTTGATCCCCTCAAGGTCGTTGAGCATGGCGGAACCGACCTTACCGCCACGCTCTCCGAAGATCACCTGGAAGAACCTATCCTGGGACTCCTTGTCGAAATTCTGTACAGCACCAGCCATTTCCTCCATGACCTGAAGGAAGGGCTTCATCTGCTTGGTCGCCGCGTCGTAAGCCGTGATGCCGAGGGCTTGAAGCGCAGACCGGGCCTTGTCAGTCGGGGTGTAGATTTCCTTGTAGGCATTGCGCATCGCAGTACCGGCAGCAGTACCGTCGATGTTCCGTTTCGCCAGCACGGCAAGGATCGCGGAGACGTCCTCGATCTTCGCGCCGAACTGCTCAGCAACCACTGAGGAGACCCTGATCGATTGGGTCATCCTTTCGATCGAGGTCTGCGAGATCGCAGCAGCCTTTGCGACTACGTCACCGACGTAGCCCATCATCTCGACAGGTTTGCCGAACGCAGTTGAAATACCAACAAGCGACTGAGCCGCGCTGTCGAGATTCATCTCGCCTACAGTGGCGAACTTGAGAACCTCAGGGACGACCTTAAGGGACTCCGCAGTCGTAAGACCAGCCTGCGTCAGAACCCTGAGACTCTCTACGACCTGTTGCGGCCCGAAAATGCTGTCACGGCCCAGAGCAAGAGCTGCCTCTCCGAGCTTGGCGACCGACGCCTCGCTCTCACCTGCAACACCCTGAATCAGCTTGAGCTGATTCTGGAAATCCATGAACCCGCGGATGGACTCCCGGATTCCTGCAGACACTGCGAAGCCAGCCCAGAGGGCCGTCATCGGCTTGCCCCAGGTCAGCCAGATTTGGCCCATGCCGCCCGCCACACCGCGCATGGAGGTGTGGAGGTACTGGTAGGCCTCCCCGGCTTTCAGGACCTGTAGCGTGTGCTCGTTCGCGGACTGCTTCGTACCCTTCTGGGCGCGCTCCAGTTCCCGATACTCCCGCGCCATGCGCGAAAGCTCGCCCTCATCCTTAGATGTCTTACCGTACAGGGTCGCCTGAATCTGACCAGCACCCTGCAGGGAGGCGCCAAACGCACGCTGCTTAGCAAGGGCGAGACGGGTCTCCCCTGCCGCCGCCTCTTTCTCAAGCATCAGGTAGTGACGGCGGAGCGCCCCAAGCGCCTCCTCGTCCTCCTTGCTTCGACGAGCAATGACGGTTTGGAGAGACGCGCCCCAGGCCTTTGCTTTAGCAGCCTGAACCTTAGCCTCACCTGCCGTGGTTGCCCGCTCTAGGCCGAGGTAGTGAGCCTTCAGACCGTCCAGTTCTTTCGCGCTCTGCTCTGACTTCCCATACAGAGTGCTCTGAATGTTGGCTTCCCCGCGCAGGGAAGAACCCCACTGGCGGGACCTGGCAACATTCAGCTTCTGGGTACGGGCTTCAGCCTCTTTAGCAAGGGTGTCGGCTTCTCGAGCGAGGGCTTGGTAATCCGCCCGAAGGTCAGCAAGAGCCTTAGCGCTTTGCGCAGACTGACCGTACAGGGTGCTACGAAGTGCAGCCTCTCCCTGGAGTGCTGCCCCAAATACGCGCTGCTTAGAGGCCTCGAGCTGAGCAAGCAGGGTCTCCTGTTCCTTGACCAGAACTTTAAGCTCTGCGTTCTGCCTCTTTTGAGACTCGAGCAGGGACCTGTCCAGCGGGCTAAGGCTAACGCCTTGAGTGCGAAGCGCCCCCATGACCTGAGGAGGAAGGCCAGTACCTCCCCCAGCACTCAGGTTCTTTTCGTAGGTCTTCTGCAGTTCGTCGCGGAGCTTACGAACAGTGAGGGCCTCATCGTCTAGCGCTTTCTTGCGCTTTCGTGAAGCTGTCCCGTCATCAGCCTGCGTGCTCGTCTTGAGCGCCTGCTCGAGCTGCTTCAGCCCGGAGTTCAGCTTGACGATCTCAGTCTGAACAGTAGCAAAGCCAGCCTTCGCCGCGGTGGCAAGCTCTGTGAATCCGGTGGTGGTCTTGGCTACTTCAGAGTTGGCGCCGCTGAGCGAAGATTTGAGATTGGGCGCGAGCGCGCGCATCTCGTTTGCGAACGACTTGAGCTTCTGGAGATCGTCAAGATTCGTAACCCTGATGTTCAGGGTTAGTTCGCGGGAGGCGCTCACGGCATCTTCTTATTCTTGTGGCCGACAACGCAGTGTAGACGACAAGTCCTTGATTTTCAAGGACTTGTCGCTTGCTTCTCTGACGCAGATTTAGACTCTGCTTTTTCTGCTTGGTATTCCATGTAGGTCTGATCCAAGCGCCCAATTAGGCGGAAGAACCAATCCCTATCCTCTACAGAAGTAACGCCGTACTCATCGCAGTAACGAGCCTTGGAGGAGAACGGGATGTACCCAACTCCTCCCATTCCCCCGATCGGGCGATCGGTGTTGAGGAAGTAGAAAACCTCGAGCCAGTGCCGCAGTTCCACCGGAAGCTCAGGCCGCTTGGCAAGGGCCTCCGGATAGAACGCCCCCTTGTCTGCGATCTCCAGCAGGGTCTCGTACTCGCTACCCCACTGAAGCTCCCAGGCAAGGGTCTCGCTCAGGAGTTTCCCACCTCCTGCTCCGTCTCCACCTTGAACGACTCGAAGTCGTCCGAGCACTGCTGAACGAAGACGCGGAAGTCCTTGATCTTCAGGAGCATCTCGGCGTTCTCCTTCGTGTAGTCGAGGGCGGCGCCCTGGTACTGCACGCTCTCCCAATCCAGAAGCAGATGCTGCGCCATCACGCGGATGTAGTCAGCCTCCTGCTGCTTCTCGGTCGTCGAGTTCTTCGGCGCCTTGGCGTACTTTTCATAGGCCTTCACAACCGCCTTGGTGTAGATGGGGTTGTTCGAGCGGGCGACCAGAATACGGGCGTCACCGCCTGGGACGTCGAACCACGCGCCCTGAATTTCACGTTGCTCGTCGGTGGCGAATGCGGAAAAAATGTCCATTTCTTATCCTAGTTGTTGGGACACAAAGCAGCAGTATTGTATTGCAAACTGACAGTTAAGGGTAGAAAAAGACGGGGAGGTCGTCCCCGTCAAGGTCCCCTAGGTATTCTTAGGTAGCTGCGACACCCACCCGATCAACGAAGACCATCTTCATGAACGTCGGGTCCATCAGGGCTTCGTAGGTCATGTCGACCATCGAGTCGGCGTCCTTCGTGCCAGCCTTGATGTCGCCTGCGGAGAACTTCACCGAGGGCAGGGTGACCACATAGCCGTTGCCAGAGGGGTCGAACATCCGGAAGCTCAGGCTAGTGCGGGTGGACAGCAGGAACTTGTTGTACAGGTTGGTGTTGGCGAAGTAGACCGACAGGTTGCCGGTAATCCCCACCGCACCCGCACCGATGTCGACGTTACCGAGGTAACCGATCGCGTCCCGGCCACGCAGCTTGTTGTCGATGTCGAAGGTCATCGACTTGATGTAGGTGCCAGTCAGCGGGGAACCACCCTCAAGGATGTCACCCACGCCAGTCACGCAGTTGATAACGTCGAACGTCTTCGACTGGGTCTGAGCACCGGGAAGCTGGGTTGTGGTGCTGATGAGCTGATCCTTGCCCATGAAGTCGAAGGCACCAGTGACGGCGTCCCCGCTCTGCAGGCTCAGCGACAGCTTAGACACCACCATGCCGCGGAAGGCAAGGAACTGCGTGATGTCCCCGTGCTCCCGCTCAAGCGAGAAGCTGGGCTGAATGACCCCGTTCGACAGGCGAGAACCCTGGAGGCTGAACGACACAGCGGCGCCAGTCTCGAGAGCCGAGTTGGCCTCGAAGGTGATCACAGTCGAAGACGGTGCAACGGTCTTCGAGATTTGCACCACGCGACCATCGTTCTTGCCGCCCGGAGTAGTCGTGGCAATCCGCACCCACTGACCAACAGTGAGGTTCGTGATCGGCAGAGAGGTTCCGGTGAAAGTCGTTGCGGTCCAGGTTCCGCTGGAGATTGCCGTACCAACACCATTGGTGCCGTACACCGACCACGCACCCTGGAAGGCTGCAGCCATGAGCGTGTCGTACTCTTGGTACGACAGCTCAAAGTTCAAGCCGCCCTCGGCCGAGGCGCTGACGAGAAAGTTATCGGTCGTCTGGCGGTCGCCGCGAATCTCTTCCGAGGTTTTCGACTGGGTACGGAAACCGAGGCTGTCGTCCGTGCGACGAAGGTTACGCTGCGTGCCCGCGACAGGGATCGCCCCGTAAGTCGTCTCGGGGATGTACCGCAGTTGAGTTCTGGAGCCGGTAGCAAGAGGCATCTTATTCTCCTTGTCGCTCTGCTAAGTGATTGATTCTACAGGTGTTTTTAGCTCACCACAATGTCATCGAACCAGAAGGGAACCACAAGGGGCCTGTGGTGCCACCCGTTGATGTCTTTAGGGGCTTGAGGCATTGCGGCCTCGGTGACGACCCCGTCGATGTTCTTCATTTGAAGCGCGTGAGCAAGGGAGTCGATCATCTTGACCGCCGCCGAGATGCCTTGGCCCTGCTTGATCAGGGCGAGCATTGCCAACATCCCGGTGTACCGGACGACCTTCACATTTCCGAGGCTCTTCTGAACCCCGGAAGCCACAACGAAGTCGATACACAGGAACGGATCGACCTGCTTGCCCATGTCGACCAAATCGCGGTTGTCCCATTGAACCTGAGGTATAGGGTCGAGGGTGCTAATGGCAACGCTGGCTGCCTGGTAGAGCGCGATACGCGCAGCTTCTTGCATCATGTCAGCGACCCCACCAGAGTTCGTCGGCGATCTGCAGCACGTGCCCGATTGGGATGGGGGCAGGGTTGATAAAGTTTCCAGGCCTGAGCATCGTCACCCCGTACCCGTGGTTGTCGGGGTCGCTGTTGGTGGCGATGATCTCGCCGTAGGGGGTGGAGTTACTGATCCAAACCGTATCCCGAATGTGTGCGGGGTAGTCGTTCTGCATGAAGGCCCCGTTTCTGTCCATCGCCTCTGCGATAGCTTCCGGGTCCCCTCTCCAGCCTGGAATGCCCGTCTCATCCACCGAGTACTCAGAATAGGTGGAGAACGAGGAGCCAGTAGAGATGTTCCAGTTGGCCGTGAAATTCCCGCTCCACTGAGGAGAGGTTTCAAGGATCGCCATGAACACCTTCTGGGCGAACTTGCTGAAGTCTCTGCTCCAGTCCTCTTCTGTCTCATCAGCGAAACGCTCGAGCTGGGCGCAGAACTGATCAAGGTTCTCGATCTCGATCATGGCCGAAGGTGCAGGCGCCAGCAGTCAGCCTCAACTTCCGAGGTCAGAACGCGGTAGGTCACACCGGAGAGCATCACCTCGGAACCTGCAAGAGGCGTAAGCACATCGGTAGCACGTACAAGGCAGACTAGGTCCCCCGGCTTCCGGTCTGGCGCCGCCTCCTGCGCGTACTCATAGTTCACCGCGAAGCGCATCACCAATGCCAGAACGCTACCGTCAGCCGTGGTGTACGAATCGGCTACCGGGTCGTAGGTGCTGCGCGCACGGTATGTGAGGTACTGCCTCGAGCCAGAGATGTCGTCCGCTTCCGCGATCAGGAACCCACCCTCGGATAGGTAAGTATTGCGGCAACGCAGAAGTAGACCGTCTAGATCAATGTAGCTACCAGGGTAGACCGCTTCACCCTTCGCAAAGTAGACCTCATAGTAGGAGTAGGCCTTGTTGGAAAACTCGACCTCTTTCCAGTCCTTCATCCAGGCGAGAGAGCCGTAAGCTGCCAGCCCGCCGAGCTGCGCGATCGTCTCCCCGGCCGACCGAACTCGAGCAAGTCCCGATGCCCTGTGCAGGATATGCTTCAGACGGATCAGACGGTCGTTGAAGTAGTCAGGCTGCACCGCGGTGCCTGCAATCCAGCGGGTATCGCCGTCAACCGTGATCACCTGGCGCTCAGGCATCCTAGCTTCGATCGGGGTCGACAGGATGCGGCGCTGGACACTCACAGCGTCCCGCATCGAGTCGTCGTAGAGATCGAACTGAGCAAGGAACAGATGCCGTCCGCTGTACCCGTCGAACACCGACAAGCGGTCGAAGTGCTTGGCAGCGTTAACCAGGCGCATACTTAGGACCCGGTAACGGGGTCAGAAGTCGGAGTAGAGATCCGCATCCCGGAGAAGGCAACACGAGCCGCGTATGAAGACCCGTAAAGGTCCCCGTAGATCCTCTTCAGATTTTCAAGGGCGAGGGCTTTGCCCTTGGCGACCCCGTCCATCGTCACCTTATAAGGTGCGTCCGCGTGACGCTGAGCAAAGGCCTTACCGTCGCTGATCGTCTTAGGGGAGAACTGGGGCAGTGAAGTACAGAGCTGCTCGGCAACATGAAAAGTCGCGTAGGTCTGCACTGCCTCGAAGAGACCAACCTCAGCCGCACTCCGCGACTGAGGGAGCTTCACTGCAGCTTCAAGGTAGGTGCTGTGCAGGCCGAAATCCAGGGCCTTGAGGTCTTGTTCCAGAACCCTGACAAACACCGAGACACTGATGACCTCATCCTCCAACTCATCAGAGGAGACGCCAAGAAGCGCCCGGACATCAGCGTAGGACTCGATGTAGGTCAGGATCGAATTCATCAGCCAACTTGCGTCATGTAGCCGGCATCCAGCTGGGCCTGCACCCAACCGTCAAGCAGTGCCTCGGTATCGCAACCGCGTTGGAAGGTTTGCTTCGTGAAAGGGTTGTAGTAGTCGTTGCCCACAGCAACGAAAACACCGACCTCGGCTTTCTTGGCCTTGCGACGCCCGTCAGGCTTCTCCGCAGAGGTCTGCTCAGGCTTCTCCGCAGAGGTCTGCTCAGGATTCCCCGCGGGCACAGGGGTTTCTTCAGACATTGGGAACCTCAGGAGTTGAGCTGAGGGCCGAAGCCCTCAGCTTGTCGACTTAGATCGTCAGGGACAGGACCTCGAAGGCCTCGTCAAACTGGCGGTAGTACTGGTAGCCCATGTCGAACCGCAGGGCGGTCGACTTGCGCAGCACGAACTCCTCGACCGCGGAGTAGTCAGCCGAGCTGGACGACACCTTCCAGATCGCGTAGCGGCTGTCGATGCCCAGGATGGTGTTGGCCGGGAGCAGGCCGTCTTCCAGCAGGAAGATGCGGACGTTCTGCCAGGCCGGGTTCTGCACCTGAGCAAGAGCGTCGATCCGCGGGCTGTTCGGGTCGTCCGACTGAACGGTCGGCTTGCCGGTACGGCCTTCGATGGCCAGGGCGGTGTCCAGGTCGCAGAAGACCCAGTCGATCTGGCGCTTGCGGTAGTTCTTGCGCAGCCACTTCACCCACGCCTTGTGAGTCAAGGTGCCGTTGGCAACGATCGCCGTGTCGAAGGTGTTGGCCTTGACCGCGGCGAGAGCGGTGTAACCAGCATCGACGTCGCCGCCGTAAATCGCCTGGATCGCCTCATCAACGATGACCGCACGCTGGATTTCAGCCTGACGGGTCAGAGCAAGGGTCACCAGATCGAGCGAAGTAGCTTCCTGCGCTTCCTTGGTGATTTCCATACCCAGCGAGTAGGTAGGAATCTTGCGGCTGACGTCCGACGCCTTGATCGTCATCATGGTGTGCGGGGTCGCACCCTGAGCGATCGGCTGGATACGGCCAGCTTCCGGACCCGAGAAGTCCAGCACCGGCTGGTCGAACTTGTAGCCGGTGATCGTATCGCTACGCGACACCAGGCTGTCGAACAGCGAGACGTAGCTGCCGGTGTCCTCACGCAGCTTGTTCTCTACCGCTTCAAGCGTCACAGCCGGGAAGATGATGCGCGAGGCGGGCGAGGCTTCGCGGGTGACAAGGCCTGCAGCGTTCAGCTCAACCGAGCCTTCAAAGATCGCCTTCATCGAGGGCGGCTTGATGCCGTACTCGTTGTTGCGAGCCACGAACAGACCGCACGAAGCCATGATCTGCTCGAAAGCAGTACCGTAGGTCTCAGGGGCAGTCGGGAACTTCTGGTTAAGAAACTGGGGGACGCTCATCCCGTTATCCGCAGCCTCGCGGTAAACGGTAACGTCAATGTCTGCTTCCTGACGCAGGCCTTCCGCGTCGTGAAAAACCACTTTCGGCATTCTATTCTCCTTGTTCTATGCCTGAAGGTTCTTAGGCGACGCGCATCACAACGCCCTTGTACTCGGTGGTGGCGCCAACGCCAACCGCACCCGAGACATAGCGCCACAGATACTTGGGATGGGTCATTGCGTCCGCGGTCATCGTCGGAGCCTTCTTGACGCGCCCAGCGGTCTCAGCAACCACGTAGTCACCGATGGCGATCGCGCCGTAGGCCGTCACAGCCTTGAAGCCGCCGACCTGCACACCACCGAACGAGTGATTCTCAACCGTAAAACCCGAAATCGAGTTCACGAAACCTTCGATGTTGTCGCCAGTGGCGCACTTGTCGAACTGGGAATCAGCGGCCAGCTTGACAGGGAAGCCAACATCGGCATCCACCATCTTCGCGCCAGTCGCGCCGAGTTTCGCCGAGATGATGTGCTCAGCCTGGGTGAGGTGCTCACCAAAAGAAAACTTAGCCATTCCTGCTTCTCCTTATTTCCGGGTACGGGTTGCAGCAACCCGAGCTTTTTGCACCGGGTTGACCGACTTGTGCGTGTCGCGGTTGTCCTCGGTAACGGAGGATGCAGCGACCCCGCCAACCTTGAACTTCTCCTTGAAGGCTTCGCCAACTCTGGCGTGCTCAGCAAGCAGCTCGGTGACGCTCAGCGAAGCGACATGCGAGCCACCTTGGCCCAGCGCGATGTGCATCTTCTGAACGGAATCACGGGCGATGGCAACCAGGCCGTCCTGCGCGCCGGAAAGAGCCTCGAGCTTCTCGTTGGCCTTCGCAAGGTCCAGACGAGCGGTCAGCAGGTCGGTGTCCTTGGTCTTCAGTTCGGCGCGGAGGAAATCAACGAGGGCGCCCTCTGCATCCGCAGCAGGAGCCTCAGCAGGAGCCTCAGCAGGAGCCTCAGCAGGAGCCTCAGCCGGAACTTCGGCAGCAGGTTCTGCAGGGACTTCAGCAGGCTCTGCGGGAACTTCAGCAGCAGGCTGCGCAGGGGTCTCGGGAGCTGCCTGCTCCAGGGAGGCACCGGAAGCCAGGGCAGCAATGTCCTGGTCGGTGAGTAGGGCTTTCTTTTTCATTTTGTCGCCTACGTTCGGAGATTTCCTATTGTTAATCAATGACTTACGCTTGTCAAGCGAAGCGCTAGCAAGTTCTTGGGCCTTCGTCAAGGCCTGTTCCAGACTGAGGACCTCATCCGCCGCGCCAGCCTCTACACCTTGCTGGCCGATGAACACGCGACCCTGCCCGATCTTCTGATCGGCAACGGGGTAGGTCATGCCGCGGGAGTCAGCCACAGCGTTCAGGAACATGCTGTAGGAGTAGTCGAGCTTCGACTGGATGTCGTTGCGAGCCAGCGGACTCAGAGGCTCATACGGGTTGCCCAGCGCCTTGTACTGACCAGCGCGCAGGACCGTCACCGTGGTGCCCTCTTTCTCGAGAGATTTGGTGATGTCTGCGTGCGTGGTGATCACGCCCACCGAGCCGATCTCTGAGACGTCGCCTACAGAGACGCTGCGGGCGCCGCTGCCAATCCAGTACGCAGCAGAAGCCATGCGTCCGTTGGCGTGCGAGACAACGGGCTTGAGGTCCTTGTCGATGCGTCGAACAAGGTCGGCCACAGCGGTCACACCGTTGACGGCGCCGCCAGGCGAGTTGACGTTCAGGAGGATGGAGCCGATCTCCGGGTCTCGAGCAGCTTGAACGAGTGCCTCAGAAATCTGGGGGTAGTCGGTCACCCCGAACACGGCTTTGGCCCAGTCAGGAACCGAGGTGTAGAGCGTGCCGTTGATGTCGATGACACCTACGTCGCCAACCTTCGTCAGCAGGGAAGGGACGTCAACATCATCAGACCCGAAGAAGGCCTGCGGCTCCGTCGCGTTGATTCGCGCCGCAATGGCGTGAGCGTGTTCAAGGGCGTCTTCGTCCCCGGCCCAGAGTTCTTTTTTCGGATCAGTGATCCACATTGAAACCTCGTATGTTGTTGTTTTTATTGAGGTTGTTGAAACTGTAATAGATTTTCAGGGGGTCCGCAAACTGCTCATTAGTTGTGATTGAGGTAGAAATGCAGGTTACTGGCGAGCCTTGTGTCTGAAGGGTCCAATTGTGTTGCAGCTAGCCCAAAGACTCTCGCGTCTTCAAACATCCCAAGGTGCCAGGACGCGATGGCCGCGAGATCGTAGGGAAGCGACCCCCAGGCTCTGGGGTCATCGGTATAGTACCCAGGCCTTCGGAAAATCGAGAGAGCCTGTTTCGAGGCCATCAAGCACCCCTGCCAATTGGCACAGATGTAGTGGTGCTCTGCAAGATCTATGTGAGGTTCTCTACATTCCGGGGCCTCGGCAGCGGCTCGCTTCAGGAGAGGTTCAATAGCTTCCGTACAACCTAAAGCTCGAGCCGCTTTGGCCTTCAGCCGGAGAGCATAGGAGCGTTCACCGTGCCAAACATTGTCCATAGCCAGATATCGGTCTAGAGCTTTGTCGGCATCTGCCCATCGACCAACGAAAACCAACTCGCGAGCGTGATAAATGGCATTGCGTGGACAGTGGGGGTCCTCTGTCGAAGCAACTTCAAGAAGATCCAGATACTGAGCCCTGGATTTGGTGTCGTCAGGAAGATGACGAACCAGCAAGGTGTCCGTGTCCGCCCACACCTCTGCCAACCTCGGGTCCGCGCGCAGCGTCTCGTGACACGGGTGGTGCCAGTGGTAGCCCGAGCGGGCGTGGATCTTGTCGCTCTTGAAGACGACGCCCTTGCTCCAGTCGAA